GGTTACATACGAAAAATAAGAGAATAAGAAAAAAACAAAGCAAAAGATTAAATAATATAATATTAAGTTACATGCCTTTGTAAAAGTAAAAAGAAAGAGGTGCTTTTTATGAGTGGAGAAGGCAAAGGGGTGGAAGTAGACCCATTTTTATATACTATAATTCAAAACAGCATTACAGCTGGAGTTAATGAAGGTGTGAAAAGAGCATTATTAGAAATTGAAAAAGAAAAAGAAGAAAAAAAGAAACACAAAGCTGATATGAGATTCAGAAATACGGAGTTATTGTTGCACAATTATAATAATTTTAAAAAACATACAGAAAGTTCTGTATATACTGAAAAGCAGCTATCAAAAGAAGAATTGTTTGATGAATTAGATTTAGATATGGACGAAGAAATAACAAAAACCCAAATTAACTCAATAATTAAATCGAAAAATAAGACAAGCATTATTATGAAACATATAAACACATTTTTAGAGTATTATGAATATAAATGTTTGTCATCACATAGAGAGGATATTCAAAGAAGATATAGAGTTATAAAATATTTATATCTTGAAGAAGAAAAAATGACACAAGAAAATCTTGCCGAATTTTTGCATTGTAATACTAAAACAATAAGAAACACAAAAAACATTGCAATTAAAGAACTTTCAGTATTATTTTTTCGGAATAGATGGACTAAAAATCAAATAAAAAACATTGCCAAAAGATTGCCTCGACAATTCCTATTATATATTTTATAATTGTATCGTGATATTTTGATTTTTAATATAAAAATTCCTGAAAAATTAGGTGTAAAACTCTCTGCAAAGGGAGTTTTTTCTTTTATTTTACGAAAGAAGATGATGCTATGAAATTTGAGGTATGTATGAAATACGAATGTAAAAATTGCAGAAATATAAGAAAATGTTTTAAGGAAGAAGGAGACTATTATGAATATTCAAAAACTAAAAATAAACCAACTAAAACCAGCAGAATACAACCCAAGAAAAAAGCTAGAAAAAACAGACGAAGCATACAAAAGAATAAAAGCAAGCATTGAGGAATTTGGATTTGTGGACCCTATAATAGTAAATATAAGAACAATGACAGTTATAGGTGGACACCAAAGACTTGAAATATTAAAAGATTTAAACCATGAAGAAGTTGAGTGTGTGGTTTTAAATTTAGATGAAAAACAAGAGAAAAAATTAAATTTATCACTAAATAAAAATACTGGTTATTGGGATAATGATAAATTAGAGCAATTATTTGATGATTTAGGTTTATCAGAGCAAGAGTTATTTGCAACAGGTTTTAGTATGTCAGAAGTAGAAGATTTAAAAACGGATTTTATTTCTGAACTATTAGAAAATGATTTTTCAACAGTTGATAGAGAATTAAAAAAATTTGCAGTAACTTTTAATATTCCAAAGGAATATGAATCTAAATTTGATAAATATATAAAGATGAATGGTAAGGATCCATTAGTAGAAATATTGATAGAAAAAGTAGAAAGGGATGTGTAGTATGCCAGATTGTGGAAGTCAAGTTGTTTTATGTGATGTGCCTATAAGATTTGATACTTATAAAGGCTGCTCACATGCATGTAAATATTGCTTTGTACAAAGGAAAAAAGATATAACAGATATAGAAAAAGGAGAAACTTCAAAAGCATTATTGAATTTTATTAATGGTCAGAGGTCAAAAGCAGTAAATTGGTGCGATTGGAATATTCCGCTTCATTGGGGTGGAATGAGCGACCCTTTTCAACCAGCAGAAAAGAAACATAGATTGTCTTATGAATGCTTAAAAGTATTCGCTGAAACACAGTATCCATTTATTGTATCAACCAAAGGAAAATTGGTTATAGATGAAGAATATTTGACTTTATTAAGAAAATGCAATTGTGTTGTTCAAATTAGTATGGTTTGTTCTCAATATGACATTTTAGAAAAAGGAGCACCAACCTTTGAAGAAAGATTGGAAATGGTAAAAATATTGTCGAAAAATGTAAAAAGAGTAAATATTAGAATACAACCATATATGACACAAGTATTCAATGATGTTAAAGCAAATATTAAGAGATTTGCAGAAGCAGGAGCACATGGAATAATTGTTGAAGGTATGAAATTTGCTAAAAGGCAGAAGAACTTAATTAAAATAGGTGCAGATTTTGTATATGATAAAGAAATATTAAAAGAGCAATTTCAACAATTAAAGGAAGAAGCCCACAAATATGGTTTAAAATTCTATGTAGGTGAAAACAGATTAAGAACAATGGGTGATGAAATGTGTTGTTGTGGAATAGAAAATATGGAAGGATTTAAGGGTAATTCCTATAATTTATGCCATATAATTAACAACAAAGAATATGAAGTAACTGAAAGTATGAAAAAGCCTGATACAGCAATGTGTTTTACAAGTGTATATCAAACCACTTTAGGACATGAATTACTAGAAGGAAAAACTTTTGAAGATTTTATGAAAGAAGAATACACTAGAAAATCTAAAATATACAATGAAATCTTTGGAAAAGAAAAATAAATTGGTGGTGGTGATGGTATGTGAATATTAAGAACATAAAAAAAGATTATATGTCAGGACTAAAATACAAAGAAATACAAGAAAAGAACAACATCACTAATAGCCAATTAATTTATTTGATACAAAAAAATAAATGGAAAAGAAAAAACAATAGAAGTGAAGCATTAAAGAATAATAAAAATGCGAAAGGAAACAAAGGTGGACCTGGAGCAGAAAAAGGAAATAAAAGAGCATTAACTACCGGAGAGTATGAAAATATATTCTCCGGTGTTTTTTCTGAAGAAGAAAACGATATATATAATAATTATAAAATTGAAAATAAAAAGAATGCATTATTAGAAGAATTGAAAATATTAACTATTAGAGAAAGAAGAATGCTACAAAGAATACAAAACCTACAAGAAAAAAACAAAGACATGACAATAGATAGTATATCAAAAACAAATTATCAAAGCACACAATGGAATAAAGAAAATTCCGTAACAACAATAACACATGCTGAAAATACAACATTAGTAATACAACAAATAGAAGAAGCATTAACAAGAGTACAAGAATCTAAAAGAAGATGTATAGAAAGCTTAAATAAAGTTGGAATTGATGGCGAAAGATTAGAAATAGAAAAAGCAAAACTTGAAATAGAAAAGAAACGATTAGAATTAGAACTACAAAACAGCGAAGGTGAAGAAGTTGAAGATACTTCGGAAACGGATGTGGAGATATATGGTAGTTAAAAAGAATGTAAAAAGAAAAAAGACCATTAATTTTAGCTTTGGTGATAAACACAAACAATATATTAGAAAGTGTGTAGATTGTACTTTTAATATAGCAGAACGGAGCAGTAAGAGCAGGAAAAACAGTTGATAATGTTTATGCTTTTGCTCACGAATTAAAAACAACTCCAGATAAAATACATTTGGCCACAGGTTCTACAAGTGCAAATGCTAAATTAAATATAGGTGATGCAAATGGTTTTGGACTAGAATATATTTTTAGAGGACAAAGTCATTGGGGAAAATACAAAGGCAATGAATGTCTTTATATAAAAGGACCTGACACAAATTACAAACAAAGAATTGTAATATTTGCACGGAGCAGCTAAAGAGGACAGTTATAAAAAGATTCGTGGTAACTCTTATGGTATGTGGATTGCAACAGAGATAAATTTACACCATGATAATACAATAAAAGAAGCTTTTAACAGACAATTAGCAGCAAAAAGAAGAAAAATATTTTGGGATTTAAACCCAGACAACCCAAATTCACCAATATATGTGAAATATATTGATAATTATGCTAAAAAACACAATGATGGTACTTTACTTGGTGGATATAATTATCAACATTTTACAATATTCGACAATATTAATATTCCGGATATAAGAAAACAAGAAATAATAAGTCAATATGACCAAAATAGTATTTGGTATTTAAGAGATATTTTAGGAAAAAGATGTATAGCTGAAGGACTATGTTATAGAAATTTTGCTAATGATCCTTTGAAATATAGAATATCTAGAGAAGATGCGAAAGCAAAATCTTCAAGAATTATTCTTTCTGTTGACTTTGGTGGAAGTGGTTCAGGACATGCTTTTGTTGCAACTGGTATAAGTCGAGATTTTAGAGATGTTATAGGTTTAGCAAGTGAAAGACACTTTGGAGATATTGACCCAAATAAACTTGGTGATTTGTTTGTAGATTTTGTTTTAAAAATAATTAATTTATATGGTATGCCAGATATATGTTATGCAGATAGTGCAGAACAAACATTAATAAGAGGTTTAAGAACTGCATTAATAAAAGCAAATATTTCTCTTGCCGTAGATAATGCTTGGAAAAGTGAAATAAATGACAGAATTAGAGCAACAAATAGATTAATGGGGCAAATGAGATTACATTTGACAGATGATTGTGAAACTTTAGAAACAGCTTTTTGTACAGCAGTTTGGAATCCAAAAGAATTGACAAAAGATGAAAGACTTGACGATGGAAGTTCTGACATAGATTCACTAGATGCATTTGAATATACAATAGAAAGAGATATCGAACTTCTAATATTAACGGAGGTATAAAAATGTTTAATAAAATTTTAGGTTGGATAAGGAGTGTAATAAATAAAATGTTTAATGTAAATATTGGAACTAAATTTAATGTAAATGTTGCTATATCAGATAAAATGATAACGGCAATAAGTTTATGGGAAAAAATGTACAAAGATGAAGCACCATGGTTAAACAGTGATGTAATAAGTGCAGGACTTCCAGCTTCTATATCAAGAGAATTAGCAACGGCAACAGTTGTTGAGTTTGAAAGTGAAATAACAGGAAGCCCAAGAGCAGACTTTTTACAAGATAAATATAAAAAGATAAAGAAAAATTTAAGAAAAAATCTTGAATATGGTTGTTCTTTAGGTGGATTAATATTTAAACCTTATGTTGCGAACAATCAATTATTAGTAGATATAATAAAAGGGACAAATTTCTTTCCAGTTGAGTACAATAGCAATGAAGAGTGTACGGCTGGAATTTTTGTTAGTAGAAAAGTTGAAGGAAAATATTATTTTACTAGACTTGAATATCACGAATTAGATGTGAGCAATAAAAAGTATATAATTCAAAACAAAGCATATATGAGTTCAAGCGAAGAAACACTAGGAAACGAAGTGCCACTAGCAGCAATTAATGATTGGAAAGATATACAAGACATTGTTGGTATAAATAATGTTGAAAAGCCATTGTTTGGTTATTTTAAAATTCCTTTTGCAAATACTATTGACCCAGATAGCCCTATTGGAGTTTCAGTATATTCAAGAGCAACAAAATTAATTGAAGAAGCGGATAAACAATTCGCTAGATTACTTTGGGAATTTGAAGGCTCTGAATTAGCAATAGATGCAGACCCAACAGCATTACAATCAAGCAAAATAATAAATGAAAAATTAGAACTACCTGCATTAAAACAAAGACTATTTAGGGCAACAAGTTCAAATAAAGATGGAAAAGCCTTTTATGAAGTATTTAGCCCTGCAATTAGAGAAACAGAACTATACAAAGGATTTAATGATATTTTAAAAAGAATTGAATTTGTTTGTGGTTTAGCTTATGGAACAATATCAGATCCACAATTAATAGAAAAAACTGCAACCGAAATAAATAGTGCAAAACAAAGAAGTTATGCAACTGTTTCTGATATTCAAGCAGCTTTGGAAGATGCTCTTGAAGATACAATTTATGCAATGGATG